ATATGACAAGGCATTTGTTCATGACGGGATTCAATATCCCGCTAATTGGCTGCGCCTGACTTCTTTGGAGGAGAAGCAAGCCATTGGTATCGTTGAAGTCTCGGACGCCCCTGTGGCGTCTTGGGATCAACGGTTCTACTGGGGTGTCGATAACCCCAAAGATCTCGATCAACTTAAGGAAACTTGGAAAGCTAAGCAATCTGAATACGCTAGCGCTACTCTTGGTCAATCTGATTGGCGTGTAATCAAAGCACGTGAAACGGGTGGCTCTCTTCCGCTTCCGTGGTTTAACTACCGCCGTGACGTACGTACTGTGTGCAACACACGTCAAACAGAGATTGACGCTTGTGCCGATGTACCTGCTCTCAAAGAGCTGTTGTATGGCAGTGCACAGATCCAACAAACTGATGATGACGGCAACCCTGTCGTTGATGACGACGGTAACCCTGTCATGATCGATAACCCTAATCTTGCCACTGAGTGGCCTACATCACCATGATTACTCTTATCCGTCCAATTCTTTTTTCATTTATCAACTCTGAAAAGGTTAAGCGTCTTATCGTTGACCTTCTCGCCAAACTGGCTGAACAAACCGACAACACTGTTGATGATCAGGCAGTAAAGTTTATCGAACGAGGTTTGTTCGGTGGACCCCTGGAGTGATCCTCCGTCATTCCCTTCTCTAACGCTTCCAGAAGCGCCTGTGATGCCTGCGCCGGTCCTAGAGGTACCAAGGGCTCAGTTACCTAGTTACAAGCCCCTTGTAGTCCCTCCTAGTGACCTGCGCCCGCCACCGGGTGTGAGGGGAACAAACGAGGATAAAGCACCAAGCAAAACAAAAGCACCTAAACCAAAAGAGGTGCAGATGATTGACGTGCCATTTACGGATAAAGAAGTCCCTATGCCGTCAACTGAAATTATGACAGCTGCAGCTACAACAGCCGTTATCTCTGTTGCTGCCACCCTTACAGCTACATCTATTTTTAAACATTTAGTATCACTAATAAAGCCCCTACTTAAACAAGCATGGAGCAAACTAACGAAGAAAAAGAACAAAAAAAACCCTTCTTAAAAAAAGTGAAAGAACACGCCGAGAAGGATATTGAAATTCTTGGAACTTTTGTTCGACTAGGTGTTGTAGTATGGAGTGGTTTTATTATTACTCTTAATTATGTTGACATCCCCATGATTAAAAAAGGTCAAAGCGGTGGCGACATTACATTCGTAGCCAGTGTATTTACTGGTGCATTGGCTACATTTGGTCTTAACACTTCTAACAACAGAAATAGCAAACCAGACGATTCTAAGAAAAAAGAACCATGAAAAAGCTTCTTATCCTTTTGTTTCTAGCCTCACCTGCTGCAGCTCAGCAAGTTACACCTAACTTTACTCAGGGTAGTATGCAATCCACCACGACTACCACTGTGGACATCGATCGTACGATTGAGACGAACATCTATGGTGGTGATTACAAGTCATGGTCTGGAACAAACGTAACCCCCAGCGGGGATATCTTGAGCGATTCTACAACCTATTCAGTGACCAACGCAGGCGAGCAGTTTCAACTGGAAACAGTCGTGCGGGATGCAGGAGTTGTGGAGAACATCGTGATCGAAGAACTAATCGAGTCCACCTCCACCACTACCTCGCTGTCTGTCTTCTCTCAGTAAGCCCTGCGTTTGCAGCTGAAGACCCTACAGTTCAAAACAGTTCTAATCCCGTGGCAGCCGCTACGGGTAATGTAACAAATCAAGCCGTACAATTCCAGAATAATGGAGCACCATCTCGGCAATACTTCGCCAACAACGTCAGTTGTAACGGCGCTACAATGCAATTTAGCCCGTTTTACATGGGCAATGACACCATTCCTCGTGAAACTGACGGTTACGTTAGGAATAACAACTTTGGTGCACAGCTTAATTTTAGTGTACCTTTGGATGGTGGGATGATCGAGCTATGTAAAAGCATAGCCAAAAAACACGAAGCAAAGTTACGTCTTGACTACGAACTTGTGAGGGCACTCAAATGCACCGAGATTATGAAAGCTGGGTTTATGTTTAGACCTGGTTCTCGTGTGGAAGTTCTATGTCATGACGTAGTACCTATTGTAGCAGTAAATGACAAAGAAAAAAGCGACTGAAGATCAGTTTAACGAGCTGCATAATCTTGTCACTAAGGAGTTCCTTGCCCGTATTAAATCGGGCGAGGCTTCTACTGCAGATCTAAAAGCAGCTTGCGACTGGCTTAAAACTAACGACATCAGTGGTGTTGCTATGGAAGGTAACCCACTGTCTAAACTAGCGGCGGTGATGCCACAGGTAGACCCCGAGCTTGTACAACGGAGGATGAATGGCTCGCACGTCTAAATACAGCGGCGCTAAGTACGCTAACGGTAACTATAAGTCGTATCAAAAAAAGTACGACTCATCTAAACTACAGATCAAGAAACGATCTGCACTTAACAAAGAAAATCGGAGACGCGGAACTTATGGCAACGGTGATGGTAAAGATGTATCACACAAAAAGAATGGTAAAACATTTCTTGAAAAAGCATCTAAAAACCGAGCACGTAAAGGCCGCGCATGACTCCCCTTCTTCCAACTCCTGACGACTATCTTTTTAACTTAATAGCTATGACCTCTCCAGAAGCCAAGCGCCTGTGGAGGCGCTCTATTAAGGAACACTTTGACCATACATGTATTTATTGCGGAAAAACTTATGACCTTAGTCAGTTATCTATCGATCATGTTCATCCTAGGTCTCGTGGGGGTCAGGATGTCGCAACGAATGTCGTATGTGCCTGTACCCGTTGTAATCAGGAGAAAGGAAGTGCCAACGTCCTTGAATGGATGAGGGACAAATTTGGAGTCAATAGGCTCCGTGAAAAAGTTTTATTGGAGCACATTGCTTAATGGATAAAGAACTAGCCCAGTTGCATGACTATGCTAGAGAGTTGTTGGTTGGTTTAGAAGACGATCTGATTGTACAACGTAAAGCCACAGGTCGTGAACCGTCACTACTCAAAAAAGTTAGAAAAGCGGTAAGCAACCTGGACCTTGATCCTCAAGCTTACCCTGAAGCTATTGAAGCCGCTGGTGGAGATGCTAAAAAACTAACAAACGCTATCCGCCGCATGGAAATGAGCACCATGAAGGCGTGGGAATTGCTTGCTGATGATACTATTCACCACCTAGTTCAACAACGGACAGGTGGTAGCACCTTGGCAAGAGCTGAGGGAGATGTTGTTCGCGGCGCTATTCAGCGTTTGCAAGACAAATATGGTATGAGGTTTGGTCAAGCTACAGGTGAAAAAGGTGTTATCCGTGGTGATACAGCACTATCTAACTTTGCACACAAAGCTGACGACAAAGCAACTGGTCTAGAACGTGCTTCTGGTATCGGTAAAAACCCTGACGCAAGTACTACTGCTCATAGATTTGGTACAGCAGGGTACGCTAGTGACCTTACACCTGCTGAAATTTCTAACGAAAAAGCTTTGTTTGAAGCTCTTGACGCACGCATCGGTCCTCAGCTTGCAGATTTTGAAGTTGGTAAGGCTACAGATGCACCTCGTGTGCAGGCAGTGCGGCGGATTCCAGGACTAGAACGTGCTTATATGCCTGATAATACACAGGCAGAAATTGCAGAAATGCGTAAAATTGCACGTAGTCCTGCTATTGAACCAGCAATTACTGGTAGTTACCAAGAGCTTGTTAAACCAAAATTAGTTGGAGGGTCAATGAAATTGTCCTTCCCTAACCGTTTGGTAGGTGCTAGATCTTTGTACTCAGCCCTTCCAGTTGTTGGAGTTGCGTTTGGTATTGAGGACGCAGCAAGACGTACAGCTAAAGCAGCAAAAACTAAAGACCCTGCTGATGTTGTACAAGCTAAGTTAGCAGTTGCCGGTAATATCCCAGCTGTTGGTAATTTAGCAGATCTTGCTAATTTTGGAATTGACACTTTTAGAGCTGGACCTAGAATGGAACCTGCTGTTAGAAATGGGTCAGTTTACCTTCCCGTACTTAATCGATGAATACACTAGACCTTCTACAAGGTGACTTCAAGCTCTTCCTACAGGCTCTGTGGGCGGAGCTTGATCTACCCAATCCTACACGTGCGCAATATGCTATCGCAGACTATCTTCAACATGGACCTAAGCGTCTTCAGATACAGGCTTTCCGTGGAGTTGGTAAGTCGTGGATCACAGGCGCATTTGTTCTCTGGACTCTCTTTAACGATCCAGAGCGAAAGATTATGATTATCTCCGCGTCTAAAGAACGTGCAGATAACATGTCTATCTTTCTACAAAAACTTATTATTGAAACGCCATGGCTTTCTCATTTACGACCGACTGGAGACGATGCAAGGTGGAGCAGGGTAAGCTTCGATGTGAAGTGCTCACCCCACCAAGCCCCAAGCGTAAAGTCCGTTGGAATCACAGGTCAGTTGACGGGCTCTCGCGCCGACCTCATGATTCTAGACGACATTGAAGTTCCTGGCAACTCAATGACGGAGTTGATGAGAGAAAAGCTCCTACAACTTTGTACAGAAGCTGAATCTATCCTTACACCAAAGGATGATTCACGTATTATGTATTTAGGTACCCCTCAGACTACCTTTACGGTCTATAAACGCCTTGCAGAGCGCTCTTACAAACCGTTTGTTTGGCCTGCACGGTATCCACGTAAGACAAGCAATTACGAGGGGCTCCTAGCGCCTCAGCTGGTCGAAGATGTTGAAAATGGTGCAGAGAAATGGGACGTAACAGATGACCGTTTTGATAATGAAGACCTGATTGAACGTGAAGCGTCAATGGGTCGTAGCAACTTTATGTTGCAGTTCATGCTAGACACCTCACTTAGTGATGCTG